CCCTTAGATGAGAACGCAAGGATTAACGAAGAGGTATTGGCATCTAACCTAAAAATAATCAATGAGAGGTTAATACAGCTAAGAGCTGATTTTAATTCTATTAAGGATACATTCTACTTTGGTAAGACAAGCACAATATCTACTACTAAATATAACCTATTGGCTTCCGTAGATGATGGGGATGATTACTCCGTTCAAGTTGTTACGAAGGATTCGGTTATGGTGTCCAAAGCACCTACACCTTCTACACAACAATCGGATGTACAATCAAAGGCGGTTGGAGAAGTGCAACAGGCAGTAACCCAAACCTCAACAACGTTAGCAGAGAAGATAACTCAAAACCAAGCTTCTATACAATCTGCACAATCGGGTGATGCGGCTGCACAAGCTGCTCTTAATGCGCAGGTTACTGAAAGTAAAACGGTAATTCAAAAGTTAAGGGACAGGTTGAAGGCATCAAATCCTAACTTAGATATTTAACTCAATGGGATTAAAGCGTTACATATACAAATCCGGCTTAGATATTATCGCTCCACTCAAATGCGGAACTCGTTGGTTAGAGGGATTTGATGTAGAAAATCGTATACGGACTTTCGGATTACACCCAACGGATTTACCTAACCATATACATAGTGGTACTACTTTTATATGGAGGCCCGTAAGAGAACATTTTATCTCCGCAATACGAACTGAACTTGTCGCTTTTAAGAAAAAGGATATTTTGGGTGTGATTTCGGAAATTCAATCCGGTGAATGTGGACATTGGTATCCTCATCTATATAGAGATTTATATCCCCTATGGGAGAAGACCGGCTTTCGATTTCACAAACTTCGAGCTCTATCCGAACTTACTCCATCCGCAGGTGAATTGAAATGGACTTCAAATATGTATAAGTTTGATTTACCAACTGAATGGGATAGCGTTGAAGCGGCTTTGAGTTCTATTCCATCCAAACACCTTAATCGATTAAATAAACTCATTGGTGAGGAGGAGAAGTGGCTTAAATCTATGCTCCAATCGCAGTATGTTGTTCCAAGCTGGGAAACATATTCCGATTTGGAAGATTTACTCTTTACGTCTAAGTGTAAAGTAAGGGATTTGGAAGCGGAAGTTGAACTATTCGATAAAAGATTAAAAACCGAATTGGATAAATTATATATTCAAATACGAGAATTAAAAGATTCAAATACTAAATTACAAGCTAAGTTAGATTATGCTGAATCAATATTTGGAAAACTACCTATCAAACTAATTTAGATAACTATCAATAGAGATATAAAAATTTTCTTTAAAAAACGACTCGTCCCCCAACCCCCACCCCTTTTTACATTTATACGTTATGAAGATATTAATAATAGGTACATTAAGAAGTGGAACAACAACACTTATGAATGCTATTGGGAATGGATTAAATCTCAATATATGCAATGAGCCTTTTTTAAAGTCCAATACGAATACGATATACAATCCAAATGAAAACAATATTGTTTTAAAAACTATGGTACATCACCAAACGTTTGAGGAAATGGATGAATTAAGAAACTCCTTTGATAAAACCATTCTATTAAGTAGAAAGGATACCAATACAGTTTGGGAGAGTATTTGTAATGTTATATATAAGAAAGATGTATTAAAATCAAACGGAGATATCTGGATGAGTCCATATACCCACAACGAAGATTCCCTTAATCCTATCCATAAATTCGGAGTAAACCATAGATTAAATTTAATTATAAAATATTCATTTCATTCAAATATGGATATAATATGGTATGAGGATTTATTCTCTCTCAATATGGATACAGCAAAAGCAACATTTGATTCTATTGGATTAAATTTGAATTACGATAGTATATATGGATATATGAATCCATCAAAAAGATATAGAAAATAATTATATTATGAAAAGAATATGGTACTTTGGTGATTCTAATACGGAAACATACAATCCTAATTATATATGGGCAAGTAAGTATATAGAGTGGAAAGGATATACGCCGAAACATTGGACTGAATTATTTGCTGAAAGGATGGGATTACCTTATTCAAATTTGGGATTAGGTGGATGTGATAATTATACAATATTTAAAACCATTTCCGATAACATTGAAACAATTGGCGATGATGATATTGTTATAATAGGATGGACTATTCCGATTAGAGGTAGAATAGCTAATTTAGATAGTAACAAATGGTTTACAATTGTACCTCAAAGCAAACCCGATTTAAAATGTATTACAAATGATGCTATACTACAATTAGTTTCATTGAGGGATTCTCCATTATATATTCAGGAGGTATTAGATTGGCAAAAGATAATCAAACGTGCATTAAGAACTAATCAATTAGTATTTTGGTCGTATTTTTCAGAATTCAATAATTGTGGAATAATGGATAGTAAATATTGGATGGGTAAAACGGAATGTTTATCAATTAATGATGAAACGAAAGGAGTTATTTCGGATGGGCATTTTTGTGAAATGGGAAATGAGATTATAGCAGATTCAATGTGGAATTATATTTGGTAATATAAAAAAATTATCGTACCTTTACGACTATATATGAATGTAAGTGTTTTGGATAAGTTAGAAAGCGGATGGATTTCATTGAATTGGAATAAACACCTAAAACGTGTCCACTTAACTCCCAAAAATCTATCAGAGTTGGTTGATAAATTAGATAATTGGAAATCTAATAAAAAATGTAAAGAAATAATTCTGATTAAATACAAAAAATTACCAGTTTATATAACTATACATAGAAGTGAATTTAAACATATGGCTGATTGGTTGTTGATTAGGTTAAGTGAATTAGAGATTTATGAAGAATGTGCTAGAATTCAAAAAATATATAATAAATTATAATTAATATGGGAATAAATTTTAAAAAAATAGCTAAAGCTTGGATTACAGCAGCTAACCCAACGGAAAAACAATCGGAATTAGCCGAAGCAAGGTGGAGTATATGTGATTCATGTGATAAAAGAAAAACAGTTGCAACGATTCCGGTTTGTGGAGAATGTGGATGCCCGCTTAGTAAAAAAATATTTACAATGGAAAATGATGCATGTCCTTTAAACAAATGGTTGGAAGTAGAAAAAGATTATTTTATTATTAAGAGTAAGAAAACAATTATTTAATAAAAGTTTATATTTATAGGAAACAATAAAGAACATATATGAAAGCAGTAGTAATAGCGACCGATTACGTTAAAGATATAAATGGTGAGTTTAAGGTATTAGAAATGAATACCCAAACAGCTTTACTATTTAAAGATGCAACTAAGTATTTAGATTTGGATGGATTAGAACAATTGGTTTCGGATAATGGGATAACTAAAATTGAACTAATTTTACCACAAGTTACGGGTACTAATGTAATAGATACAGAATATACTGAAACCGGTTCATTGGGTATATCAATTGAGGGTGCGATTCGTATGCAATATGAATCAAGTAGTGTTAATATAGAAACGCACTATACTACAAAAAATTCTACCACCATTCCATTTATAGAAGATAATGATACTACATTAGTTATACGTGTTTCATATGATTCTACCGCTTTAATAGATAGTGTATATTGTGCTGATAATTTTGAATTTTTAAAATTAATGTATGATGCAAATCCTACATCAATTCCATCTACATATGTAAATCATACGGATTTAGGATTTGATACAATTGGCGATATTGTTAGAGATAATGGAGTATATCCAAATTATATAATTAAAGAAAGGTTTCCAACAACAAACTACCAACAATACCCAACGATTCTAAAAATAAATAATTTAGATGAATTGAATTCTATTAAATCTAATCTTTTACCAAATACATTATTACAAGAATATGTATTCAATCCAACCGACGTATTTGAAGGAAAATTAAAAACATATAGAGTTATATCGATGGTATATGGTTCTGAATTGGATATATTAGATTTAACGCATCCATTTGAACATACGAACGGATGTGCATTTGGAGAGACTGTTGATTTCGATACGAATAATACATTAGCTATATGGGAAAGACCTTGCTATATTCAAAAATATTTATCTACCATCGAAGAGAATAATCGTTTTAGGTATCAATTCGATGATGCATCTAAAATTTTTATGCCGGATGGTTCTATATCAACTGTTCAAAATATTCAATCGGGTTCGGTTTTAAAATCACTTAATTTCGATGGAATGCCATTAGATGAATTATTATCTGGTTCCCAAAATTGGAGTAGTAGTTTTTCCGAATTAACCAATGATTTGGAAGTTACAACTACAACTGTTGGCGAGTATTCATCTACTAATAAAAGTGTATGGATAATTAATTTGGAAATATCTAATGGTTCTAAATTTGCAGATATAGAATATGCTAGATTATTAAGTAAGACAGGTACACAAACCGAATATAAATTTAATAGATTCTTTGATGTTAATATTGGGGATTATATTATATTATTCAACAATGAAACAAATAGTATACAAGAAGTTAGTGTAACTAATATAGAATATTCATATGAAACAATTGATATATTTTCCGTAGATGTTGAACCAATAGATGTTTTATTAACTTCAGAAGAAGGAGTTGAATTCCCTGTATATGCAATATATCAACACAATCCACCGGCAGATTGTATTAGGGTATGTTGTTCAAATAGTTACCCTGTAAGTGGTTATCAACAATGTCCAAGTGCAGGTGGTGGTTGGTGTTACTATTGGCCATATACATATGATGTATGTATAGATGGTTTTTATTATCCTGGAAACTGCTACCAATGTATATCGGCTTGTTTTGGTGAATGTGGTTTTGCACAAAAATAATAATTAAAAAATAAATAATAATGGAAACTAATAAAAATAGAAAATACGATTCAGTTAGAGCAAAGAGTTCTCTAATAAAAAAAACAAATAACAGCGATAAAGTATCTTTATTTGCTAATATTAGAAACGTAATCTCTGCAATTAAAGCAAAACATCTTAGTTAAAGTATTTTATACTAAATAATAATGGTTATAACAATACTAGCTGAGCCGAGAAGTGGTTCGACTAATTTTACTAATTGGTTTTATTTTAATAAAAACTTTACCACATTGTTCGAACCGGCTAATTCCGGTTCTAAATGGTTTCAAAGAAATATTGAACCAAAGGATTATAGGTACAAAACCAAACATCTTTGCGTAAAAGAAATATATTATCCAAATATAAATTGGGATTCTTTATTATCGATTTCTGATAAAATTATTGTATTATACAGAGAAAATGGTCAAAAGCAATTGGAATCATTTTTATCTGCTATAACTACAAATAATTGGTATACGAACTATGTTTATAATATCGAAACAAGCGCATTCATTGATGAAAAAACAAAATACTTTAAAATTTTAAAATCCGAATTTGAAATGAAATATGTAAATAGTGAATATTTTACTATTTCATATGAAGAATTATATTTTAAAAATGGAATTGAAAAAGTTAAAAATTATATTGAAATAGATGGATTTGGCGAATTTCCATTAGGTCAAAAATATAGAATTAATATTGATGATTTAAAAAGTTTAATATAATGGATAGTTTAAAATATTGGAATACCAAAGATTTTGAAATTGCATCATTTAAGTTTAATTTATCTGATAGGGTAAATAATACATACAATACATCAGGTTCTGATAATAGTGGTAAATGTATATACACATACAATGAATTAGGATTTAGAGGTGATACACCATCTAAAAATGGGTTTAAGGTAATGTCTATCGGATGTTCTATAACTGAAGGAGTTGGTGTTAATGATAATGAAACTTGGCCCCATCAATTATGTAAACTTATACCAAATGCAGTTGATTTAAATTTTGGATGTGGAGGTAGAAGTAATGATTATATTAGTAGATGTTTACTTTCTTTTTATGATTATGTACAACCTGATTTAGTTTTAATAATGTACACCGAACCACATCGTAGGGAATTTTATACAGCCGATGGTGGAATTGAGCCATTCTATTATAATCCATGGGGTTATTTTTCGGAAGATGAAAATGGTAAATTAGAACATACCTCTTTATTAAATTTATCAAATACTCATAGTGATTTTCAAAATTGGTATAAAAATCATTTAGTAATAAGTAATTTTTTAGAAACAAAAAAATGTAAATGGTATTGGAATGGATGGTTTATAGATAATCCATATTTAGATGATAATAGATTTGATGGAGATTTTTATCCATTCATAGATTATGGAGTAGATGGTTCTCATCCAGGACCAAATACCAACAAGCAATACGCTAAAAAAATATACAATCATTTATATAAATAAATAGATTAGTTTGGTAATGTAATAAATTTTTCATACATTTGTTACTATGATAATTGTACCCGAAACTCCCATAACAGACATTAGCTTCCAAAAATGGAATCCCTGCGTTAGAATAGAAATGAAAGATGAATCCTTAGATGAATCATTTCACTACTATGTTATTCCTCTATTAGATGTATCTCAAAAAGAATTAGAAGAAGATTTAGATATAATCCCAGCATTATGGTCATCCGAATCTACCGAATTTGAATCCGAAGAAGGAGTCACCTTATATACTATGCGTTTATTCGATGAAGATATGCCAGAATTAACCACAGAAGAGGAAGTTGAGATACTTTATAAAATTTTAACAAAAAAAGACCTGTATTAATTTGGAAATTTGAAAAAAATTTTGTATATTTGAGGTATCTTTTTATAGTATTATAATAGACAGCACTAGAAAAGCTTAAAAAAAAGAATAATAAAACTTAAATCAAAGAAAATGAAACAAAAGACAGAAAAAGAACTGAAAGACAATTACGAGAGATTTATTGCTATCATCAATAAATATTTTACAGGAGAAAGATTAGAAAAACTCTTATTCATGTATTCAGAAAATGAATTAGGAATTAATTTAGCAATTTCACCAGCAAGTGGAAATATTGGATACCATAATTGCTATACAGGTGGTTACATAGACCATATTTTTAATGTTTGTAAAAATTCACTAAAAGTAAAAGAATTATTTATTCAATTAGGTGGTAAAGTAGATTTTACTGATGAAGAATTAATATTTTGTGCATTACATCACGATTTAGGAAAATTAGGTTCTAAAGGTAAACCATACTATATAGCTAATCCTTCAGATTGGCATATTAAGAATCAAGGTAAATTATTTACAGCAAATCCGGAGTTAACACATATGACTCATACTGATAGAACAATGTTTCTATTACAGCAATATAACATTAATGTTTCAGAAGCAGAATACTTTGGTATGAAACTTACCGATGGATTGTATGATGAAGATAATACTAAATACTTAAAAGTGTTTGATATTAGTAAGAGTATGAAATATAAAATCCCGTATATAATGCATTGGGCAGACCATATGAGTACGGTAATAGAATCACAAGATAATCAAATTTAATGACAATTTGTCAAAATATATTTAAAAAGTATGACTAATCGTCATACTTTTTTTATTGGTATATAAGTTGTAATATATAACTTACATTTTTAAACTAAAACAAAATTACTATGTACACACAAGATTTAAACAATTTATTTAAATTATTCGAAACCGATTTAACAAATTGGAAAACTACATCAACTTATCCAAAATCATCAATTGATTATGCTGTTGTAGAATTAGAAAATGGTAAGCAAGAATTAACATTAAGTGTTTTGGGCCATAATCCAAAAGATATTAAGTTAGAAGTTACCGAAGATAAAATTGTAATTAAAGCTAAAAAGGATGAAGAAAGTTCGCAATTGGTAAAAGATATAGATTTATCTTTTTCAGTTGGTAAAGATTATGATGGAACTAAAACCGAAGCCAAATTCGTTAATGGGTTACTTATATTATCAATAGATAAGAAAGAAGAGAGAAAAGCAAAATCTATATCAATTAAAGTTGGTTAATTCAAATTTTTTCATTACCTTTATGGGTGGTAGGTTTATACTTATCACCCATTTTTTATTTAAAAATATATTTAAAATACTTATTAGTATGATATACAACGAAAAAATACAAATGTTATTGGAATCTTTAGACGGTAAGTTAAGGATTTTGCAAAACGGAATTACGGGCGCACAACATATGTCACCCTCGGAAGCTCACACTACTTTAGAAGATGCTAGAAAGATAGCAGAACGAATCTCTGAATTAACTAGAATTAATAGATAATATGAATTGGCTTAAATTTTTAGTCGGATTATCTGCACTAATTATTGCCGGATGTGCAGCATACTTCTCCGTAACAGGTTTGGGTGTTCTTTTCGCAGGAGCATCTGTATCAGTTATGGTAATGGCTAGCGCTTTAGAATTAGCTAAATTAGTTGCGGCAACATATCTCAAACAAAAATGGGATGAAATTGGAGGATTTAATAAATGGTATTTAACTATATCAGTAGCAGTATTAATGCTAATCACTTCAGCAGGTATTTTTGGATACCTTTCAAATGCTTTTCAGGCACAATCACTTCAATTACAGCAAGTAGATAGAGAAATCGCAGTTCATCAAACTAAAATTGACCAAAATACGGCTCAAATTACCCAACTCTCTACTCAAATTACCGAATTTAATACCAATCAGGGTAAAATATTAGATGGTGGTAAGGTAAATTCACGTCTTATTCGTTCTATTGATAATAGGGATAAAGAAATTAGTAAAATTAACGATAAAATTTCCGATTTACAAACTCAAAATGCCGGTGAAACTCAAAAAATCAACGAAATTAAAATAAAAAACTTAGATTTAGAAAAAGAAGTTGGTGGGTTTCGTTTTGTTGCCGAAGCATTTGGTATGGAATTGAAAAATGTTGTAAAATTCTTCATATTTTTGATTGTAATCGTATTTGACCCGTTAGCAGTAGCGTTAATTATCGCATTTAATGGTTTAATCGAAACTAAAAAACAAAAACAAAGTAGACTTTTGGGTGAAATGATGGAAAATGACCAAAAATTGGGTTTATATGAGGTTTATGGTGATAACAAAGAAGATATAGTGGAAAATATTTCAAAAAATACCGAAGATAGTGGAAAAAATTTACCAATTGAGAAAGAAACTGAAATTTTAAAAGAAAATATTCGTATTCCGATAGATTGTGATGGCGATGGTATTATAGATGGGTATGATACCAATGGCGATGGGATGATTGATGAATGGAAAGAGATAGGTCCTAGAAATGGAATTATACCATATTACGCAAAACCTGAATTTAATTGGAATAACAAAAATGCTTGGATAAACGACCAAAATGCAGTAAATTTTTGGTTAAACTCCAAAGGAGGTACATTCCGAGAACTAACTAGAATCAAAAACGAAAACGATAATATAAAAACTTATTAATTTATTTGGTATTCTAATATTTTTTTAGTATATTTGGATATAAAATCTAAAAATATTATTATGAATTTAGGATATGCATGTATTAATATGACAATGGGTAAGAAAGTTACTACTAACCGAACTATGGTTAAAAGAACATTCAAATCAAAAGGGTTAGACTATGTTTCTGAACTCGCATTACTTAATGCAAAAGATATTATCAAAATTTTAGAGTGGAATCGAATGAATGGAATTAATTTATTCCGTTTATCATCTGCTCTCATTCCGTGGGGTGATAATATTGATATTACTCAATTAAAAGATTACAAAGAGATTAAATGGGAATTAAAAAAAGCTGGTCTTTTTGCTAAATTCCATAATATGCGTATTAACTCACATCCAGGTCCATTTAACGTATTAGTTTCACCAAACGAATCGGTTGTACTTAAAACTATCGCTGATTTAGAATTACATGGTAAAGTATTTGATATGATGGGGTTATCTAAAACAACATATAACAATATTAATATCCATTGTAATGGTGTCTACGGAGATAAAAAATCCGCATTAGATAGATTCATCAAAAACTTTCAAAGACTCTCTAAATCGGTTCAAAAACGACTTACAATAGAGAATGATGATAAGGCATCTATGTATTCAGTTAAAGACCTTATGTATGTACATAATGCAATTGGTATTCCTATTGTATTTGATTACCATCATCACCAATTCTGCACCGGCGATTTATCCGAAGAACAAGCCCTTAAACTGGCATCTACAACTTGGCCTAAAGATATTAAGCAAGAAGTTCACTATTCCGAAAGTAAGGCATTACACGAAAATAACCCAAAAGAAAAGCCACAAGCTCACTCATTATACATTAACGAATTACCAAATACCTATGGATTAGATTTAGATATTATGGTAGAAGCTAAGGGTAAAGAGTTAGCTATATTACCTTATTTAAAATATCAAACAAATGAAAAAGTATCTTGCACAAGCAGCATTTAAATCATCATCGAATGATTTAAAATATTCAATGTATATTGGAAGATGGCAACCTTGGCACGAAGGACATCGTTGGTTGATTGACCAAAGATTAAATGAAGGTAAAAAGGTTTTAATTTGTATTAGAGATGTAGAGCCTGATGAGAAGAATCCGTGGACTCCATTAGAAGTTTTACAAAATTTATCAAATGAGTTATTAGATATAATTCAAGAAGGTAAGGTTAAAATTATTATCATACCTGATATCGAATCAATTAATATTGGTAGAGGAGTTGGATATGATGTAATTGAACATTGTCCACCCGATGAAATTAAAGAAATATCAGCCACAGCTATCCGAAATCAAATGAAAGAGGAAGGTAAATTATGATAGTAGAACGTAAGAGACACATTGCTAAAACCATCTCATATCGTATTTTAAGTACCATAATTGGATTCTTATTAATGTGGTTGATAAGTGGTTCAATTAAAGTTGGAGCAGCATTTGGAGTAGCAGAGTTGATTTATAAACCCATTCAGTATTATATTCACGAAAGAATATGGTATAAATGGATTAAATATGGTTTAAAAAATAAATAAAATGGATAATCAAGGAAAAAGAAAAGAGCAAACTAAATTTTCAGAAGATGCATCATTCTATTCACTAATAGGATTGTTGATAACTTTACTAATTACAATAATATTAAAATAAATATGAAATTAATCGTAGACAAAACATCAAATGGATTAACTAATCCAGAGTTTATAAAACATCTAAAAACGCCTGTACCTAAATCAGAATTAACTCAATTTGAAGCTGATATTTTAAAAGATACTTTATTTGCGGCATTAAAGGGAATGGGTGGCGTTGGATTATCTGCAAACCAAATTGGAGTTAATAAGAGAGCTTGTGTTATTAAATTTAATGATACTGAATTATTTTTATTAAATCCTATTATAACAGAACGTTCTAAAGATGGGTTCTTATTTTATGAAGGATGTTTATCAATTCCATCAACAATGGAAAAACCTATAAGAACAATTAGAGCTAATTATATTGTAGTACAAACCGATAATTTGGGTGAAATTAGATTTGAAATAAACCCAGAAGAAGATAGAGCTGGAGATAAAATATCCGAAGATACTATGAAAACAGTTATTGCTCAGCATGAAATTGACCATTTGGATGGTATCACTATCAAAGATAGAGTATATTCAACGACTGTTGTTAAAAAGCAAGAGTATGGTAGAAACGATAAGGTTATAATGAAATCACCCGATGGAGAACTAATTGAAGTTAAGGTTAAAAAAGCAAACAATTATTTTTTACAAGGATATGAAATAGTATAATATGGAATTAATAATAATAATTTTAGTTGTATTTTTAGTAGCAGCTGGATATACCATATGGAATCTTCTTAATAAATTAGAAAAATATGAAGATTTTTTAGAAGAAGAAACAAAAAGAAACGAAGCATTGCTGGAAGCATTAAGAGAAATAGATTCTCGTGAAATGTTTGAGAAGGATGATGAAGTAGGTTCTATATTTTATCAAATAAAAGAAACTATCGAAAGATTCAAACAATTCAATTAAAAATGCCAAGAAAAGCCAAAAGTAAACAATACTTTACAAAAGATACAGAAGATGCTATCGTAGAATATAACTCAACGGATGACCAACGAATCAAAGATAGAGTTTATAAAGATAGAATTAAACCCGCATTTGACAAACTTGCGGAAATAGTTTATAACAAATGGAAATTTACATATTTTGATGATGACCCACAAGATGTAATGTGTGAGGTTGTTGCCTTTATGATTGAAAAGATTCATATGTATAAAGCTGGAAAAGGTAAAGCATTTTCCTATTTTACTATTGTGGCAAGAAATTATCTTATTTTAAATAATAACGCAAACTATAAAAGATATAAGAATACAGATGTAATATCATCTTTGCCAGAAAATTGGGATACCGAAAATAATTGGGCAGAAGAAGTTCGTAACGATGAACATAGAACTTTTAATGATAGAATGTTATTGTATTGGGATGCACATTTAGAAAACTATTTTCAAAAGAAAAGAGATATTCAAATAGCAGATGCAGTATTAGAATTATTTAGAAGAGCAAATTATATTGAAAGTTTCAACAAAAAATCTTTGTATCTACTTATTAGAGAAATGACTGGTTACCCTACTCACTACATAACTAAAGTTGTCAACAAAATGAAAGAAAGACAAATGGAGTTATATAATGAATTTGATAGAGAGGGTGATATAAAAATTTAATATTATGGTATTATTAGGTATTTCCGCATTTTATCACGATTCTGCGGTATGTTTATTTGAAGATGGTAAAGTAATAGCAGCTATTGAAGAAGAAAAGTTATCTGGCATAAAGCACGATAACTCTTTTCCAATTAAAGCAATTGAATGGGTTTTAGAATATTCTAAAAAAACTATATCAGATATTGATACTATATGTTGGTATGAGGACCCGCAATTAAAATACGATAGAGTAAAAAATACTTTAGGTAAACATTGGTGGAAAAATAGAAAGACTTGGAAATTATTTAAAGAGGATTTTGAAAGTAAAGAAGGAAATTTAACTACATATTTAGCTAATAAATTAAATTTTGTAGGTAATATTCAATATGTAAAACACCATTATTCTCATTTAGCATTTTCATATTATACATCACCATTTCACGATGCAATTGGTATATCAATCGATGGTGTTGGAGAATGGGAAACGGCATTAGCTGTAAGATGTAAAGATAATCAATTTGAAGAAATAAATTCATTACTATTTCCAAACTCATTGGGATTAGTATATTCCACTATAACTGCATATTTAGGATTCAAACCAAATAATGGCGAATATAAAGTTATGGGGTTAGCACCATATGGAGATGCTTCCAAATATAAGCACATTTTTGATAAAATGTTTAGGTTTGATAGAGAAGGTGTTATCCAAATAAATCAAAAATATTTTACTTGGCAATACTCTAATACCGATATGTACACATATGAATTGGTAAAATTAATTGGATTAGAACCAAGAGAACCCGAATCAAAAATAGAACAACATCATATGGATTTAGCTGCGGCTTTACAAATGTGGTATGAGAGTTGTTTTTACTTTTTTGTAAATAATTGTATGCAAAAAGTTGAAACCACTAACTTAGTATTGGGTGGAGGCTCTGCTTATAATGGAACAGCTAATGGTAAGATACAAAAACATACATCAGCTAATAATTTATGGATACCATTTGCACCATCCGATGCAGGCTCTACAATTGGCGCTTGTTTATATTATTGGCATAATATATTAGATAACCCTAAAGTGATAGGAGGCGATAATCAATCCCCATATTTAGGACCTGAATGGAGTAATAAAGAAATAACTGATATTATTCTAAAAAATAGAAATAAAGATAATAAATTAAATGCGATGTATTATGAAGCAACTGATATGCTATGTGAAGAAGTTGCAAAATTAATCAATGAAGGTAATATTATAGGATGGTTTCAAAGTAGAACCGAATTTGGTGCGAGAGCGTTAGGTAATCGTTCTATATTAGCTAATCCACATTTACCGGATGTTAGGGATAGAATTAATAAGGTTGTCAAAAAGAGAGAGATGTTTAGACCATTTGCTCCATCGGTAACATTTGAAGATTATGAAAAATATTTCTCATCCGAATCGGAAGTTCCATATATGAATCAAGTAGTTAAAGTTACTGATTACAAATCTATACCATCCGTAACGCACGTTGATGGTTCTGCTCGAATTCAAACTGTAAAAAGAGAATCAAATCCATTATATTATGATTTGTTAAAAGAGTTTGAAAAAATAAGTGGTACACCAATATTATTAAATACTTCTTTCAATCTAAGAGGACATACAATGACAAATGACCCACATAAAGCAATTTGGACATTCCTTAATTGTGATATGGACTATTTGGTATTGGGTAATTATTTGATAAGTAAATAATTATTAGTATATAAACAAACAATATGAGCGCAGAATTTAAATTATTTGATGGTAAAAACTTATCATCATTATTCAAAGATATATACGATAATCAACAAGTAAAGAAGAAGAACATTTCTGAAATGATTGAATCCCTTCGTAAATTGATTAAGAACGTAGGAGAAGCAACTGTACTTGCTCCAATTATAAGAGATTTAATAGATACATCCGTTAAAAATGATGACCATTTAATTAAACTTGCAACAATCGCACAAAGATTGGCATCTGCGGAAGCCAAAGGTATTGGTGAAGATGGGTGGTTGAGTGAGCATGAAAAAACCCAATTACTTACCGAATTGGAAGATACGGTAAATGAAATTGATAAAAAGAATGAAGAAAAATTGGTTGATATTCAGATAGAATTAGATGAAATTAAATCTAAAATATAATGTTTGATATTACAAATAATAATGAATCATTAAATAAAAAATCTAGTAAGTTAGAAATTTTCTTATCTAAGGTAAATCGAGTATTTAAAACTGAAGATGATTTTTTAGAATTAGATAAGGATAATGACTATGTAAGCGTCTATAATGATAATTCGGATATATCGGATAAAGATACCAAATATTACGGGGCAATAGATTTTAAAACCAATGATACATTTTCTTCAGATAAATTATATCACGCATTTCCATTTGATAAAAATAATTTTACATTTCCATTAGTAGGAGAAACTGTATTAGTTTTAAATTTAAACGCTCAATATTTTTGGTTACCATATAGTTTAACTAACTATCCAAATTTTAGAGAAGATTATAAAACATCCGAATTATTTAGTAAGTCGGAGTTAGTCGATACCAATACATCTTCGAAATCTAGCGATTATAAAAAGCAAAAAGAAACGGGAATATCTACTTCTACTGCTGGTAATCAAAAAGAAAAGAAGCCCGAATATACTATTAAAGAAGGTATCAAATTTTTAAAACCAAGCGATGGGGATACAATATTGACTGGTAGAGTTGGTAATACAATTCGATTTAGTGAATTCCATTTGACAGAGGATGGTAAAACATCATCTCCATCAATATTCATTCGTAATAGACAAAATTCTGAATTAGATTCAAAACCAATTGGTACATTGGTAGATGAAGATATTAATAAAGATGGAACATCTATCTACATAACATCCAATAAGGTAAAAGTTCCATTTACTGAAACTATTAAAAAAAATAAAGTAGGATTTAAAGAATATCCAAACTCCAAAGATTTAAGTGGTGACCAATTATTTATTAATTCGGATAGAATAGTTCTTTCAGCAAAAGCAAAAGAATTTATTATTTTTGGTAAAGGTAATACTGGCGTTATAACGGATGGCAATTACTCAATAGATGCTGAAAAGGAAATCTATATACACAATAAAAAGAATGTAACAATTCATTCTGAAGGAGCAAACCAAATATTCTTAAATTCAGAAAATGGTAAGATATATTTAGGTAAAAATACGGGAGAAGGAGCAGCTGGAGCAGCTGTTCAAAAAATGGTGTTAGGTGGTGAGTTGGTAAAAATAATGAGTGAGTTAATCGATGAAATAACTAAGCAAGTATATGCAACTCCGGTTGGACCTACTGCACCAGGTCCTACCAACGTAGCAGCCTTTAAAGCTATAAAAGGAAAGTTAAATACTTTATTATCTGCTAAAAACTATTTAAGTAAATCATAATGTCTTGGACACTATTCAAAGTAAATGTTTTAAAATCTATGGTATCTTTTCAATTTGCAAAAGATATGGATGCGTTTGCTGAATTTTATGCAAATGAATATGATAGATGTATAAAAAGAGGTGGGGATATGATTTATGGAGTTCCTATTATAAATGGGAATGTTTCCGGAATGATAGATGTAATTAAAACGGCTCTTAAAAAAGGACAAGATTCGGATGGTGAAAACTTTAACATATTGGCTGAAATATATCCAAAAGCATTTGATGCATATTGGTTGGGAGCCGAAATGGCACCAATACCAAGTCCATTATTAAAGCCGGCTGGATGGCAATCAACTCCACCTGCGCCTGGTACAATTATGAATATTGGTCCTAATCCAATGATGTTAGCCGCATCAACGGCATTACATAAAGCTGAAGTGAAAGCAATGCAAGCTTTGGAAGATAAACTAAAAGAGCAAACTATTAATATACCAAAAATTGGTGAAGTTAATGTTTATGAAACTATTCAAAAAATATTAAAAAAAGAACCAATTGATTCAAATATAACAAATCATCCCGCTATTAAAGCAGGTAAAACTGTAATTCAAAAATTAAAAACCGCAAAGAAGAAGAAACCATCGATTGGTTCTCAAATGAAAAAAGCTATTAAATTTCCATTTCCAGAATTACCAAAGAAAAAAGAAATTATAGAAAAAGCTAAACAATCTCTATTAGATGCGGCAGTTGAAGAGTTAAAAAAACAACTAATTATACCAATAGAAGCAACTATATTGGCACCAATTCAAGCTGCAATTCAAACTGCTGTGGAATTATCAAGTAGTATTCCATCACCGAAACCAACTCCCACTCAAATTAAAAAATTTATAAAAGATACAATTGATGGAGTAATGCCGGATATAGAACTACCGGGTATTAGTATTCCAAAAATACCTACAAAAGAAGAATTACAAAAAATGATAGATGATGCAACGCCAACTAAAGAAGAATTGCTGGCAATGGCATATGATTTAATTAAAGATAAAATACCACAAATTCCTAACATATTTTTTATACCACCAACAATACAATTCAGTTTTCAAACAAATATAATGATTAACCCATTTGTTAATGTGGCTAAAACCCATTTAATGGGAGCTAGTGGTATAATGTCGGTTATGTCACAATATCCTCCACCCGCTCCACCCGCTCCAGCTATATTGAATTGGAATGGGTATAAAATCGTAGGATAATACAATTGTATTAAATTTATTCTTTCAATATTTATTATAAACATACACACATTACTATGGATTCAAAATTATTAGTAGGTTTAATTAAGGAGGTTGTTAAAAGTGAAGTAAAACAACAAGTTAAAGAAGAATTAGCTAAGTTAATTAAATCTGGTGCAGTTACATTAAACTCACAAAGAAAAACAACATCTCCCTCAATGAGAGAGATGGCGGAAGTTACATCTACGCAAGTTAGAAAACAACAACCAATTGTACAACAGCAAAGACCTCATCAATCTCAAAAGGAATTTACAAAAGACCCAATGATTAATGAGATACTTAATATGACACAACCATTTACTTCCGAACAAAGAAAAGAAGGTGCACAAGCGGTGGGTAGTGTGTTAGATATGATTAAACCAGAATTAAGAGTTGATGAAAGTGAGTGGGAAACAATGGACTTTAGAGAGGTAGATGTACCATCTAATATTCCAAACTTTGAATCAACTGGCGATGGATTGCAAGATGCTACGATAAAAGCATTGACGAGAGATTATAGAGAATTAGTTAAAAGATTTTAATAAATGGCAATAGAGATTGGTAGAGTAAGTACTAAGGATTTAACGAGTAATTCTTATAAATCATTAGGAATTGGAATAAATAGACGTTCCGATTCTAATGGTATTTTTGCTACAAACTATACCACTATTAAGCAGACTAGAGATAATTTAATAAATCTGATAATGACCCGAAAGGGTGAGAGGGTAATGCAGCCCGATTTTGGATGTGATATACATAGATTAATATTTGAACCAATATATGGCGAAGATATTAAGGATAGAGTAATCGATGCAATTGAAGATGCAGTAGCTATGTGGATGCCATTTGTATCAATAAACGATATAGAATTTCCATTCGATGATAATGATATAGATAACAATAAGATAAACGTTTCTATAAAATTTTCATTAAGATTAAATCCTAATATATCAGAAACAATAGAAGTAACGATAAATCAATAATAACAAAATGGCCATCAAACCTTTAAATAAGAATTGGGGTAGTAATAGAGAACTAACATATGTTGGTAAAGATTTTGCTAGCTTTAAGCAAAATTTAGTAGAATTTACAAAAACATATTTCCCAAACCAATATTCGGATTTCAATGAAGCATCTCCGGGTATGGTATTTGTAGAAATGGCAGCCGCTATTGGAGATGTTTTATCATTCTACCAAGATACACAATTAAAAGAATCAATGTTATCTCATGCTACTGAGCGTAAAAATGTGATAGCATTAGCACAATCAATGGGATACAAGCCGAAGGTAACAACTCCGGCTGTTACAACTCTAACTGTTTATCAATTAGTTCCATCCATTAGTAATGGAGTAAATCAATATTCACCAAATCCATCTTATTTTTTAAGAATAAAAGATGGTATGGAAATAGTATCAACAACTAATCCAAATATTATATTTAGAACAACCGATTCTGTTGATTTTTCAAATGAAACCGATAGGGAGATAGATGTTTACGAAAGAAATACTGCTACGGGAGAACCAACTTTTTATTTAGTTAGTAAAAAAATAAAAGCAATTTCTGCTAGAGAAAAAGATACGACTATTACATTTACGGATACTACCGATTATCCTGTTGCAACTATAAATGAAACAAATATAATAGGAATAACATCGGTAGTAACGGATGATACAAACGCTAAATGGTATGAAGTTCCATATTTGGCACAAGAAAGTATATTCGTAGAACAACCCAATACAGAATCAAATGCCGGTGGATTAAGTGGAGAATCAAACACAGTACCATACATTTTAGAAGTACAAAAAGTACCACGTAGATTTTCAACTAAAGTAAATTCTGATAACACAATAGATTTACAATTCGGTAGTGGTGATGTGAATATGAATGATGAGCAAATTTTACCAAACCCTAAAAATATAGGATTGGGATTAGCTAATTCGGTACAAAGATTAAATCAGGGGATTGACCCATCCAATTTTCTAAAAACAAATACTTTCGGAATAGCTCCATCAAACCAATCATTAAATGTAAAGTATTTAGTTGGTGGTGGAGTTGAATCAAATGTAAATTCAGGCGATTTAACTACTATATCCAGAATAGAATTTGAAGAAGATTTATTATCCGTAGATAATATAGTAACCTATTCTCAAATAAAAAGTAGTGTAGCAGTTGAAAATTTAGAACCTGCGGTTGGTGGAAGAGGAAGTGAATCAATAGAAGAAATTAGACAAAACGCATTAGGAATATTTGGTTCTCAAAATAGAGCAGTAACTAAGCAAGATTATATTGTAAGAGCATTAAGTATGCCGGAAAGATATGGTAGTGTTGCTAAGGTATATGTTTCACCTGATGGTGAGATTGATAATAATTCGCCATCATCTATATTGGCTTCTCCAAATAATATTGCAGAATTCGTAGGTGTAGTAGAAGGATTGCAAAATAAATCTAAATTAGAAATTCAAACCGAATTAGTAAAATATTTAACACAAAAGAAAACATCGATTGCCGAAGTTAATAATCCATTCGCAATTAATATGTATATATTAGGGTATAATGGTGATAAAAAGCTTACTCAAATAAATCAAGCGGTTAAACAAAATCTTAAAACGTATTTGGGTGAATATAGAATGATGACAGATGCCGTTAATATCATAGATGGGTTTGTAATTAATATAGGCGTTGATTTTGAAATAATATGTTATCAAAATTATAATAAAAGAGAAGTATTATCATCTTGCTTAACCGAAATGCAAAACTACTTTGAAATAGATAATTGGACATTTAATAAACCAATTAATGTTTCTGAATTAGAATTAATATTAGCAAATGTGGAAGGTGTAATGAGTGTACCATCGGTAAAAATATCAAATATTTGTAAAAGCGATGGTAATGAAAATTATTCACCAAATAGATACAATATCGATGAAGCAACTAAAGGTAAGATAATATATCCATCTTTAGACCCTTGCATTTTCGAAGTAAAATACCCTAACAAAGATATAAAAGGAAGAGCTTTATAATATGCATAAATTATTCACATCATCATTCGATGCCAGTATCTACCTACAACAACCCGAACAAAACGCAGGTAGAGATGAGATATTAGAGGTTGGTAAACTTTATTATGGTTCTACTAAAGATATAGCTAGAACTTTAATAAAATTCGATGTAGCCAATATGGGAATACCATCTGGCTCTATTGTTTATTTAAACTTAAAATCATCTCAAGCGGAAGAAATTCCATTGGAATATACAATCCATGCTAATGCCGTTTCTCAAAGTTGGACAATGGGAACGGGTACTAAATTTGATAATATAACATCGGATGGAGTTAGTTGGTATTATAAAAATGGAACTGATAAATGGATGGATTATGTAGCAGTACCAAATTCATATGTAAGTGGTTCTGATACGGGCTCTATATCAAATGGTGGTGGTGGTACTTGGTATACCGCATCTATGGCATCCCAATCTTATAATTATGAAGAAGCTGATATCAGAATGAATGTAACTGGTATAGTTAATCGATGGTTAAGTGGGTCTATACCAAATAATGGATTTGTTGTACATCATACATTAGAAAACGAAGCAAATGGATTAGATTATGGTGTATTGAAATTCTTTTCTAAAGAAACTAATACCATATACGAACCAAAATTAGAATTAGTTTGGAATGATTTTTCTCATAATACGGGAAGTTTAGCACCAACAACGGGTTCTGCTGAAGATGGATATAAAGTTGTACTTACAAATTTAAAAAATAAATATCCGGCAAACGAAACTATTAAGATTAGAATAAAAGCTAGAGATGCATATCCATTGAAATCTTTTGGAACAACATTTGCATACGACCAAGCGAAGTATTTACCAATAGCATCATACTATCAATTAGAAGATTATAAAACGGGTGAAGTAATATATCCATTTGGTGAATATACGAAAATAAGTTGCGATTCAACATCAAATTACTTTAATGTTAGTTTAAACACATTACCAATCAATAGAACTTATAAATTAAAAATTAAAATTATTGAAGATAGTATTTCAACCATCATAGATGATAAATTAATTTTTGAAATAGAATAAAATGACAGCATTAGAGGCGATTGCACAAAAATTAGATGAAAAAAGAAAATCGGATTTAGAATCAATACTATCTATCTCTGGCTCGCAAGCTATTGCCAAAAATCAATATGGTGTTACGGTAGTTAATGAAAATAATATTGCATCATCTTTAGTATTTAAGGAATTAAATAAAAATAAATATGATGAAGATGAATTATTAAAAGCAATTGATTTAGATATTAAGGAATTAAGACCCAATATACCTACTAAAAATTTAAATTTAGTTCCTAAACCATTATATGATGAAGAAGTACTTCAAAATGAAGATTTAAGAAAGCAGGTAGCTGATTTAAACGTAGAAGTATCTAATTTAAATTCAACTATATCAGACTTAGAATCTCAAGTACAATCTGAAATAAATAATAGATTATCAATTGAGCAAACGAATGATGCGTTAGTTAATCAATTAAATACATTGGTGCAAACTATTGATGATTTTGCTTTACAAATACAAAATTCATTACAAAAATCAGTAGAGGAAGGTATTCTTAGAGCATCATTACAATCCCAAAATACCGGGTTTAAAGCACAAATTCAGGCATTGATTAAACAAATTGACTCATTGAATTCAATTATTGAAGGTTTACAATCCCAATTAGGAGCAGTACAAAATCAGCAAGCGATTGTACAAGGTACTCAAGCGCAAGCTATGGCAGCTGGAGCAGATGTGATAAATGATGTAGCTATTGTTAAGTTGGGACCAAAAGAAGATTCAAATGGTTTAGATTTATGGGCTAGATTCAGCGCAACAGGTGCACAGCAATGGAAAAATGGAAGCGCATTATCAATAACAAATAATGATAAGCAACCGATATCCGTATCAATTACAACTAAAAATCCAAAAGATAGAGAATTTTATAAAATACCTACAAAGAGTTTTAATGTAGAAGCAGGTGGACAAAAGGATGTAGAATTTACATTAAATATAGGAGCTGTTAATGATTTAGATTCTCGTAAAAAAGGCGGTTGGTTTAATGGTAAAAGCCATTCAGCTGAATATAAAGATGGTTCATTGAAAGTAACAATAACACGTTCCGATGGAACTGCTAAATCAAAAGAATATACAGCCGGCTTTGGTAAATATCACCCAGATTCATACTAATAAATTATGAGTATTAAAAAATATACAAATATAGATAACATAAATAATAATTCGGAAAATGCAGGACAATTTCTGCAAACTGAAGATTTGTTTATTGTATCTCAAAATCAAATAGAAGATACCGACTTCGGTGATTGTAGATACGATGTAATGGAAGTATCGGTTTATGATATTAATAATAATTTATTACCACAAAAGAATGGTAATAATGTTGCTTATATTAAAACGGGCGATATTAAAAACTATATGTATAACCTTACAAATAAAGGTGGACAAAAAGAGTTAGCAATTGATATTGAAAAATTATTAAATGATTTAGGATTTACAAATGGAATTCTAAAAGTTAATGTTAATTTTGTTAGAAATAAGGTAGGTAGTGATAATGAGTTAACAAAAGTATGGGTACACGAAATATCGCCATCAAGAACTGAAATTAGAATATTACCATTAAAAACAAAAAATAGTAATGTTAATAGTATAACTAATAAAGAATTTTCAAATATAAATAATTTAAGTAAAGATTTTAAATATTACAAAAAAAATATATTAGATTCATTAGATTCATTTGAAGCAAACTATTTAGAATCAATAACATCATTAATGGTTAATAGATTTGGTAAAGATTTTGAATCTATTTTGCGTAAAGATTTTGGATTATCTAATTTTAGTGCTTTCAAAAAAAGAATATTTTTAGATTTTAAAACAAGCGTAACATATTGGTTAACTAATAAAGAATATATTATTTCAGAATCAAACTATGGAAAACCTTCTATAACTAGATTTGAAGATTGTGAGCAATATGAGTTTAGTAAATTAACATCTGAAATTCAAAACATTTTAAGAAATTGTATAGATTATAATACAAAGACTTTAAATAGAAGAAGTATTAGTATAAAAGTATTACCAAAAGAATTTGAAATTACTGAACTTAAAAAAGAGATAAAAGATTTAGTAGGTAATATCGTAATAAATGATACCAAAGTTAGAAATGTTTATAATCCACAGGATGTTAAGTTAGATGTGAAAGGAGTAACTGTAAAAGAAGAGCCTATACAAATAACACAGCCACCTCCTATTAAAACTCTTCCAATTGAACCACCGATTATAGAAGAACCAATTAAAGTAATTCCAAAACCAGAACCAATTACTGAACCAATTAAAGAAGTAATTCCAACACCATCATATGGTGGCGGAGGTGGTGGAGGAGGAATCTATTATGATGATAGAAACTTCAATGGTGGATATGGTAGAGAACAAATTGCTGATGGTAATTTATCTGATAGACAAAATATAAGATAGGATATTTATAATAAACAATAAAGAGTGGTAAAAGCATTAGAAAATATTTTTGGAGGAGAACCTACATTGAATTCGTATGAAGGTACGGGTCAATACGCCGCTTTTATAGATGGCGGTGGCGGAGGTGGGGGAGGATATACTCCACCGGTTGTACCCAACCCAACATTTGTACCACCTACATATTCAAATGAAATCACAAATAATTCTATTAGAGTAAATTTAATAGTAGAAGATGGTGGTGAAGTAGAATTTTTAGAAAATGGAAATTCAAAAGGATATGGTGTAAATACTTTCATAGCATATTCGCCATCCACTACATTCAATGGTTCTAAAAAATACGAAGTAGTTAAAAATGGATATAGAGCTAACGAACACTATGTAGTTTCTATAACAAAAACATACGCTCCAACTCCAGTTGAACCAACACAACAATATAATAATTATTACAATAATTACATTGGAATTAATTCATTTGGATTAAGTACTTTTCAAAATTCAAATATATTCAATTGGAATTATAATATTACACCAACTGTAACAGCTATTGATTATCAATATTCTGAAATGGTTTCTGTACAAAAATATGTATTACAATCCGATGGTAGTTATATAGCAGAAGATACCAATAATTTTAATGTTGGTACAATAAATTTACAATTTTCATTACAAGGAAATTCAGTTATACTTCCTCCCCCACCTCCTATTGATTTTGCAGTAGACCAACTACCTGCACCAATTGAATATGAAGTAGCATTTTCATCAAATTTTAGACAAGATTTAGCTGAAAATGTGGTATTATCATATACAATATTTGCAAATGATGGTACAATTTCGGATAGTGGTAAACTTAGTTTATTAGATAGTAATCTAATCAGAAATATAGAAGCTGATAAACTAAATGGTAGGGTTGATTTTAAAATAGAATATGTAAATA